AGGTTCGTGAGTTCTCCCGCAGAGATGCCATGCGTATGTGCCGCAACTTTAAGACTGCCGATTCCATTCAACCGGTGCTGAATCGTCTGTGCGAATATGGCTATATCGCACCCAAGCCTACAGAGGCTGTCCAAGGTGTCGGTCGGAAGCCTTCAGAGGTATATCTGACCAATCCTATGTTGCTGGCAAGTTAAGCTGTCCGTTCTGTCCGTTGTGTCCCATCCCCTGGGGGTATCACATCTCCAGGGGCATCATTGGGGACAACGGCACGGGGCTTCATGCGCAAAACCGCATAAGTTTCCGGGGGAATAGGCCCCAGGGCCCGGTCACATCTCTACCACTATAGGGCGGACAGCGGGCAAGGGCAATCACGCACAAAACCGCGAATTCAAAGGGGGAATTATCCAAATGAAAAAACAGGACATGGAAACTATCAACACTATGCGACTGCAGGGGAAATCCCCGGCGGAGATTGCCTGGGCGCTGGGGATCTGCGTGAATACAGTCCGCTCTCATATCCGCCGCCACCCGGAACTGGAAGGTGGCAAACCCTGCAAAAACTGCGGCAGACCGATCTCTACGTTGCCGGGAAGAAAGGAAAAACTCTTCTGCTCGGACAAATGCCGCATGGCGTGGTGGAACGGCCACCGGGAACAGGTTCAGAAGAAAGCATACTATCGCCTCACTTGTAGCTACTGCGGAAAGGAGTTTGAAAGTTATGGAAACCAAAATCGAAAATTTTGCTGCCGGGACTGTTACCGCCGTTCACGCATCACTGTATCCCTACCAGAAGCTGGCAAGGTATCAATTCAATCTGGCAATTCTGGATACCATGCTGCGTAGAGGAGAGTTATCCGAAACAGATCATGCAACTGCCTGTAGTGTGCTGGCTTGTCATTATGGCCTGGATAAAGGCAGCATTTTTCGGTAGGTTTACACACTTGCTATTTGGATCCATCAGAGCGAATATGTAGTACCTCAAACTGATACAAAGGAGGTTCTTTATGGGAAGAAAAGTACAGAAAGTAACGTTTCCGGCGGCTGCACCCAAACAAAAGCGGGTGGCGGCATATGCCAGAGTATCCTGTGGTAAGGATGCCATGCTCCATTCCCTGGCATCCCAGGTGGACTACTACCGCAACTATATCTGCCGCCATCCCGGCTGGGAATATGTCGGAGTGTACGCAGATGAAGCCAAAACCGGAACAAAGGACAGTCGGGAGCAGTTCCAGCGGCTGCTCACTGACTGCCGGGCCGGAAAGATAGACCACATTATTACCAAGTCTATTTCCCGCCTGGCCAGGAACACGGTTACCCTTCTGGGAACTGTCCGGGAGCTGAAAGCATTGGGTATCAGCGTGTACTTTGAAGAGCAGAACATTGATACCGCCACCGCTGACGGCGAACTGATGCTGTCCATCCTGGCATCCTATGCCCAGGAGGAGAGCCTGTCCAACAGCGAAAATATGAAGTGGCGGATTCACAGCAATTTCCAGAACGGCCTTGCCTGGAATCCCACTGTGCTGGGTTACCGCTACGATGGCGGCACCTACCACATTGAACCTACGGAAGCGGAAACCGTCCGGCTGATCTTTGACAGCTATCTGGATGGCATGGGTGCTACCGCCATTGCAAAGATGCTGAATGAAAGTGCCGCCGTCAGCCGGTTCGGAAATGGCTGGGGACAACGGAGCATCATGCAGATCCTGCAGAACTATACCTACACCGGGAATCTGATGCTGCAGAAGACCTTCTCGGAAAACCACCTTACAAAAAAGAAGCGGTACAACCAGGGGGAACTTCCCATGTACCACATCTAGGACAGCCACGAGGCAATCATCTCTCTGGAACAATTCAATGCAGTACAAGAGGAGATCCGTAGAAGAGTAGAGCAGCATTCCAGACCCCATCAGAATAAAGGCAAGTATCCCTTTTCCGGACTGCTGGTGTGTGGGAATTGCGGCAAGCATTACGTCCGAAAAACTACCGCCACCGGAACAGTGTGGATCTGCCCCACCTACAGCACCAAAGGAAAGGCGGCTTGTCCTTCCAAGCGGATTCCGGAGAATACTCTGGTTGCCGCCACATTGGAGGTCGTTGGCACCCTGGATGCCCTTGACGGCAAGATAACGGCTGTGAGGGTAGAGAAGGACAACACCCTGGTATTCCGCTTCCCGGATGGAACGGAAGCCGTTAAACGATGGCTGGATCGCTCCAGAGCCGAAAGCTGGACTCCGGAGATGCGAGCCGCAGCCGCTGAGAAAACCAGAGAAAGGAAGAGACGATATGCCTAAGGCAAAGAACATCACCGTGATCCCCGCCACACGGAATCTCCATACCGGTGTTCCCAAGAGCGCCAATGTAAAGCGCCGGGTGGCAGGATATGCCCGAGTCTCCACCGACAGCGATGAGCAGTTTACCAGCTATGCCGCCCAGGTGGACTACTACACCAGCTACATTAAGAGCAATCCCAACTGGGCATTCGTGGATGTCTACACCGATGAGGGCATTTCCGGCGTAATGACGAAGCATCGGGATGGCTTCAACCGCATGATTTCCGATGCCCTGGCAGGCAGGATTGATCTGATCGTAACCAAAAGTGTGAGCCGTTTTGCGAGAAATACTGTCGACAGCCTCACGACTGTTCGAAAGCTGAAAGAGAAGGGTGTCGAGGTCTATTTTGAGAAAGAAAACATCTACACTCTGGACAGCAAGGGCGAGCTGCTGATTACCATTATGTCCTCCCTTGCCCAGGAGGAAAGCCGTTCTATCTCGGAGAATGTCACCTGGGGACAGCGGAAACGGTTTGCGGACGGAAAGGTCAGTATGCCCTATAAGCAGTTCCTGGGATACCGCAAAGGTGCCAACGGTATTCCGGAGATCGTGCCGGAAGAGGCGGAACTGGTGATTCGGATCTATAAGATGTTCATGTCCGGAAAATCCACCTCCGCCATTGCCCGGCAACTGACCAGCGAAGGCATCCTCACTCCCGGCAAAAAGAAGGTCTGGCAGAAAGCCACGGTAGACAGCATCCTTACCAATGAAAAATACAAGGGTGCGGCGCTGCTCCAGAAGAAGTATACGGTGGATTTCCTGACTAAGACTATGAAAACTAATGAGGGCGAAGTTCCCCAATACTATGTGGAGGACAGCCATCCGGCCATCATCAAGCCGGAAGAATGGGAAGCTGTCCAGGAGGAAATGGAGCGGCGAAGAGCCAAGGGAAGGCGGCATGATTGTAGCAGTCCATTTTCCGGAAAGATATTCTGCGGGGACTGCGGCGGTGTGTATGGCTCCAAGACCTGGCACTCCACCGACAAGTATCGCCGGGTCATCTGGCAGTGCAACCACAAATATGATAGTGGCGAAAAATGCGGCACACCCCATCTCCGGGAGGAAGATTTGAAGGATCTGTTTGTGCAGGCACTGGGGCAGTATATGGATGATCCAGAAGAACGGTTGGAAGGTCTGCGATATATCCAGAAGGCCATGACGGATACCACCTTCATCGATGCCGATCTGGAAGAAACCGGGCAGAAAATGGATCTGCTTTCCGGCATGATCCACAACTGCATCATGCTGAACGCATCCGCCACCGTGACGGAGCGGGAATACCGGCAGCAGTACGAAGAACTGACCCGGCAGTATGAGGATCTGAAGGTGAAATACGAGGAACTGCAGGATCGGCGGAGACAGATGAATGAAACAGCAATCATCTTTGGCGGGATGCTGTTTGAACTGTGGGAACTGGAGGATGTGCCGGTGACCTTCAAAGAATCCCTGTGGCACACCCTGGTGGATCATGCTACGGTCTATGCCGACGAGCGGATCGTCTTCAGCTTCAAGGACGGCACGGAGATCACAACGATGCTATGAAACAGAATAAAAAGAAGGACCCGGTCAGCTAAAAGGAAGCTGATTCGGGTCCGTTTTGTTATGCTTTTGATGCAGTTTTGCGAACCATTTCGCAAAAGGAAAGTGCTGCTGATAACCAAAACTGTGGCGGCAGAAGGGATTTTGTCCTTTGTGTCCCCATTGTCCCGGCTTTCTGGGTGTCCCCCCTGCCGAATTCTGCGAAAATTTACATGAAAGCCCGTGCTGGTCAGCAGCTGGAATGCGGCCAGAGATTTGACCGGGCCCAGGTTAATAACGTAGGAGGGAACTTTGCGTTATTTCCAGGTATACCTGGTTTTGATATCAGCAATGTCTTGCCCAATCGTAAGATAGTCATTGATTATGATTACGGACAATGCAACCTCGTAAGCCTTATCATACCACTCTTCCAATTCAGAATTCTTAACTGCCGCAATATAGTCTTGTGCTGATGCACCAGTTTTATTGTTATGCCGAATATGGAAGTTGTTGAAGAGGAAGCCAGCATCGGACTCCAACTGTCGGTATCCATTTTTCTGGAGCACTTTACTCTTCAGAATAGGCTCGATGTAAGCTGCGATGGAAAACAGCAGTTTCTTCTTGCCCTCCAGATCGCCTTTCAGGGCGAAGTGATTGTATTCGATTAACTCAAAGGAAACTACTTCGTCTTCTACAAGTTGGGCGGCAAGTGTTGTAGCTTTGTTTTTCTCAACAATAATCCAGTTACCACTGGGATCTTTTCGTATTTCATGATTGGTGCGTTCCAGAATATAGTAAATGTTTTCAAAGATAGTTTTCCGTTGCTTGGAGAGAAATTCATCGTATGCAACCCCTTGCTCTGGCAGGACTGCTATCAATATTTCACAGAAAAGGAGTAGTTTTTCTATATCAACATAAGTGCGTGTCTCGATGCCGAATTCGTCCATCATGTCCTTCAACGTGGCGAAAGATCCCCGGAAAGCAAAATTACGGAACAATCTTTGGTCAACCCAATATATCATTGGATATGAGCGAAGATTAGTGTGGTAGCACGCTTCTACACAAAACAAGCGCCATAAGGTAGCATATTCTGTTGTAATGTCAAATTTCCTGTTGGTCAATAATTCATAGAAATTCTTTCTCATTGAAAGCTTCCGCCCTTCGTTTTTATCTGTAATACAAATCCACTTTTTTCTATCATACAACATAAAACACAAAGGTTCCAGTAGTAAAACTAAAATTTTCAATTATCTGAGCGATTCCTATTCCATGAACGATAGCCTTTTCCGATTCCTGGCCTAATTGCCGATCCGGTGCTGCACCATACCGCCACAAAATCCAATACATCGAAAAAAGTTGGAACAACACCCCATTTAGGGCATCATTCCAACATAAAAAAGAAATACCAGACTTGAAATTGTATCAAGTCTGGTACCTTTTCTGGGGTGGATAATGGGATTCGAACCCACGACCTTCAGAGCCACAATCTGACGCGCTAACCAACTGTGCTATATCCACCATATTCTGTTTCTGCTGAAAAAATGGCACGCCAGAAGGGACTCGAACCCCTGACCTACTGCTTAGAAGGCAGTTGCTCTATCCAGCTGAGCTACTGGCGCATTTATTATGGAGCGGGTGACGGGAATCGGACCCGCGTATCCAGCTTGGAAGGCTGGTGTTCTACCATTGAACTACACCCGCAGATCCTATGCCTTACTGTTTCAGCCATAGGATTTTAGCATGATTAT